CCCAACCTTTCAATCCTGGATCTTTTAGAACGGCTGAGGGTGGCTCTATGTTTAACTCAGGTGCTACAGGGGCATATGACAAGGGCGGTACAACTGTCAATATAACTGTACAAGGCTCAGTGCTTAGCGAGCAGGATTTAGTACAGGTAGTACAAAATGCCGTACAAGCCAATAATCGTTATGGCAATAACCTTAATGTAGCGGGGTCTTTGTAATGGCTATTCCTATCCTTAATGCTGTTATTAACTTTTCAACTGGACCATCATTTTCACAAACTATGGTTTTAGGTACAGGCATATTAGGCACCAATATTTTGGGCGATAGCGCAGCCGTTATTGTAGATGTATCCGACCAGGTAGATCAGCTGCGCACACAGCGCGGTAGAGATGTTCAGTCAGATCAATTTCAAACTGGCACTATGGCAATGCGGCTTATAGATCAAAATGGAGATTTTAACCCGCAAAACGTAAACAGTCCTTACTACGGCTTGCTCACGCCTATGAAAAAAGTACAGATCAGTGCTACCTATGGGCCAACTACTTACCTAATTTTCAGTGGTTTTATTACTGGCTACTCAACTGTTACACCTAAAAATGTTGGAGAGCTGCAGTACACAACAATTACATGCGTGGATGCTTTTAGACTGGCACAAAACGCACAGATCAGTACCGTTGCAGCTGCGCCTGCAGGCCAACTAAGCGGCGCTCGTATCAATGCAATTTTAGATCAGATCAATTGGCCAGCAAGTATGCGTGACGTAGATGCTGGACTTACTACATTGCAGGCAGATCCAGGCACAGCTCGCACAGCCCTAGCTGCCATGCAGACTGTAGAGACAAGCGAGTACGGCGCGCTGTACGTGGATACTGCAGGCTTTTTTACTTTTCAAGATCGCAGCGTAACGGCGGGCGGATCAGGTAACCCTGCAGTGATTTTTAATAACACTGGCGTAGGCATCAGATACTTTAATGCTGTATGGCTGCTCAATGATGCCCAGGTGTACAACTCAGCACAGATCACACGCATAGGTGGCACAACTCAATCAGCTAGTAATGCAGATTCTATCGATAAGTATTTCTTACACAGTTACAACCAACAAAACCTTTTAATGGAAACAGATGCCGTGGCCCTACAGTACGCCCAATCCTATGTGGCCTCTCGCGCTGAAACTACAGTGCGCTGTGATGCTATTACCCTAGATCTTTATACAGAAAATTATGATGATGGCATCATTGCAGCACTTGACCTAGATTTCTTTGACCCTGTAACTATTACTACTACCCAGTCAGGTAATTCCACTTTATCTAAAACCTTGCAAGTTTTTGGCGTAGCAATGGATATATCACCTAACCGTTGGCAAGTAACCTTTACGACTTTAGAGCCTGTCATAGATGGTTTTATATTGGATAGCTCTATTTATGGCTTACTCGACACTGGCGTATTGACTTACTAAGGAGACATAATGGCAAAACAAACGTACACGACTGGACAAGTCTTAACAGCTGCTCAGATGACTACCCTGCAGGCTAACGATTACAATCAAACCGTAAGCGCTAAGACTGCCAGTTATACCCTTGTGGCAGGTGACGCGGGTACTCGTATTACTATGAGCAACGCCTCTGCTACTACAATCACAATTAACACAGGTGTGTTTACAGCTGGCGATACTTTAATTATTACCAATATTGGCGTTGGCGTTTGCACCATCACGGCTGGCACTGCAACCGTTTCTACCTCTACCTCTTTATCTCTCAATCAATATGACAGCGGTACCTTGTATTTCTCTACTACAGGCGTAGCTATATGGACTGGCGTATCTAATCCAGGTGACATAACAGCTGTAAATACAGCCGTTACTTCAGGCCTTACAGGCGGGGCTACTAGCGGTGCTGTGGATCTATCTTTATTGCTTAACTTTAATGCTCAAACAGGTACTACTTACACCCTTGTATCAAGTGACCTTAACAAGTTAGTAACTACCTCTAATGCCGCAGCTGTTGTGGTCACTATCCCGCCTAGCGTATTTAGCGCTGGGCAACAGATAAACGTACAAAGCATAGGCGTAGGGCTAACCTCATTTTTAGCGGGTGCAGGTGTAACGATTACCTCAACGGGTGCGGCGGCAGCCGCTCCTATTCTTAGAGCGCGTTACTCAGCTGCAACCATTATTTGTACAGCTGCTAATACTTTTACAGTTGTGGGTGATCTGACCTAATGAGCCCAATTTTAGGTATTTTAGCCTCGGCAAGGTCAGCTGCCAACGCGGCTAACTCTTACGAGTCAATCGCTACTGTAACTGTTGGATCAGGTGGATCATCTACTGTAAGTTTTACTAGCATCCCATCTACTTATCAGCATTTACAAATAAGAGGTATCGGTAGAAATACTTATCTTGACACCTTTACCTCTTTTACAATAAATTTTAATTCTGATACTGGATCTAATTACGCTTGGCATTATCTTTATGGTGATGGCTCTACAGCACTAGCTGGTGCGGCAACAACTCAAACGGTTATGCGTGAGATAAATTTTGCTTCTGGAAACTTAACTACTGGGGTTTTTTCAGGTTTTGTTATTGATGCACTAGATTATGCAAATACAAATAAAAATAAAACTATAAGAATACTGGGCGGCGGTGATGCCAATGGCTCAGGAGCGGTCAATCTGAGTTCTGGAGTTTGGTTAAATACAAGCGCAGTCACGACAATAACCTTAACGCCATCTAATTCTGGCAATTTTGCACAATACTCATCCTTCGCCCTATACGGAATTAAGGGGTAATCATGGCATCAACATACGAGCCAATCGCTACTACGACTTTAAGTAGTGCTGCATCATCTGTAACCTTTAGCAGCATCCCTAGTACCTATACAGATTTAGTTTGTGTTGTTAATGCTGGGATTACCTCTGGAATTGAAGACATTGCATTAACTTTTAATGGCGACACAGGAACAAATTATTCCAGAACATATATGTATGGAGATGGAACAAGTGCAGTTTCAGGAAGAACATCAAGCGCAGCAAGAATCTCATTAGGTTCTTTTGGAAGTGGTGTAATTAACGGAAACAACATTTTCTCTGTTATGAATTATGCAAACAGCACAACTAATAAAACTGTCCTATCTAGAGGTAACAACACAGGTAATCACACTATCGCTTATGTGGGTTTATGGCGATCAACAGCTGCCATTACTTCGATGCTCTTAGGAACAACAGGAAGCACTTGGATGGCTGGTTCTACCTTTACTCTCTATGGAATTAAGGCGGCATAATGGCTACTACATTTACTAAGATTGCTTCTGTAACCGTTGGGTTGCTAGGTGCAACAAGCATGGATTTTACATCAATCCCTAGCACTTACACAGATTTAGTAGTCAAGTTATCAACTAGATCAGACCGAGCAAGCCAGTACATCTCAGACTTGACTATTAGATTTAATGGCTCATCATCTGGGTATTCTTATCGAGGTTTATACGGCACAGGTTCTACAACAGGTTCTTATTCTGGATCTGGAAGTGCGCAAGCTTATGCAGGTGTCACAGATGCGGCAGCAGCAACATCTAGCACTTTTGGTAATGCTGAGATTTACATCCCTAATTATGCTGCATCTAACCAAAAGTCATTATCAGCCGATGCAGTTCAAGAAGATAATCAAAGCGCAGCTCGTATTGACTTGAACGCAGATCTCTGGACAGGCACAGCAACAATTAACCAAGTGACAATTTATCCTCACGCTGGCACTAATTTTGTTCAGTATTCAACAGCAACGCTTTACGGCATATCTAAATCATAAGGAGACAACATGACAACAGCAATCGAAGTAAATTGTGCAACAGGTGAAATAGTAGAGCGCCAGTTAAATGCAACAGAATTAGCACAGCGCGAGGCAGATGCAACCGCTTACGCAGAGCAAAAGGCCGCAGATGATAAAGCCGCAGCTGACAAAGTGGCTGCGCGTGATGCTGCCCTAAGCAAGCTGGGCCTTACCGCTGATGAAATTGCAGCAATTTTTGAATAATGGAATCGAGCTACAACGGCTACCCAGCCAGTAAAGATCCAGCGGCAATTAAAATCAAGCCATACGTTGTTCAGGGTACAAACCTAAAGCTACGTTGTGCTGAAACCGTGGGGCCGTTGCTTGCTGGTTTTGCAGCTGAGTTTCATCAATTGATTGAGCCGCTAGATCATGGCGCTTTAGATGATTGGGCGTATTGCTACAGGATGGTAAGAGCTGAGCCAACAAAACTAAGCAACCATGCCAGTGGAACAGCTATAGACCTTAATGCAACTAAGCACCCGCTAGGTAATGCAGGTACTTTTCCAGTTGAAAAAGTGCCAATGATCCAGGCGTTAGCTAAAAAATATGGCCTTACCTGGGGTGGCGATTACAAAACCCGCAAGGATGAAATGCACTTTGAAATAAGTATTAGCGCAGCTAAAGCGGCGGCGTTGATAGACAAGTTAGGGCTAGAAAAGAGCAACTAATGAACGAGCAACTAAAGGCTGCAGGCCTTTCCTATATCCGTGCAGCTCTCAGTGCTGCAGGTGCTTTGTATATCTCAGGGATCACTGACCCTAAAGTATTGGCTAACGCCTTTATTGCTGGATTAGTTGGCCCATTACTTAAAGCACTCGCACCTAATGAGAAGCAATTCGGCGTAAGGTCTAAGTAGATGACACAGGCTCAGTCGTGGCTTGCTTTGTTATTGGGGATAGCAACGCTTGTGGGCTGCGCGGCTGGGCTTGT